GCATTCCTGCGTTTGACTATGACGAAGGCTGGTGGGTTGACGGGTAGTCCACGAGCCTTCGCATAGTTGGCTGCCTCAGTCTGGGCTTCTGCCCAGAACTGCGGAAGATTGATTGACTTACGGTTCTTGCACTCCAGAATATAGGTCTGACCTGCGATTATGGTAACGATGTCACCTTCATCATTGGCCCCAGCCTTGGCTAGGCGTTCAGCAAAGTGACCAAGTTTGCGTAAGTATTTCATTACATCCGTCTCAAACTTAGATCCCTTGGCTTTGTTATAGCTGCTCACTACGACCTCTCAGGTATTGTGCTGCTTCAGGAAAACCAGCCTTCTCTAACTCTGCTGCTAGATAACTCATATGATATTTATATGCGCTGTCTAGACCAGCATTCCAACCCTTATCAAACTGAGTTGTAGCGTATTGATGATATTCTGGTTTTAGTTTTACACTCATAAAACCCTCGATAGATTTGAGTTGTAGACCATCCTGCCGTAAGCATCGCTGTCATTGATATGACAGGTAGCAAAGTTTACGAAGAGTCCTACGTAATCCTTGCCGTCAGCTTGGTGTTCTCCAAAACGATTCTTGACTGCTGCAACCCGAAGCGTATGCTCAAACGGGTTGTAGCCAAGAGTAAGTATCATCGCGGGTAACTGGCTCACCTTGCCGTGAATAGCACGACGTGCTGGTGGTTCAGTCATATCCTTACCATACTCACTCTGTTCTGATACGTGGTGCAGAACAAGCACGCAGGCTTCTGTCTTGCGTGCCATATCGTGTAGCTCCATCATTATTTGACGTAAGCCTGCCCACTCATTATCAGATTCAGCGACGACGTTCATCAGGTTATCTATGATAATCAGTTGTGGACTGATCCCATAGAGTTCAATGTAGGCCTTTACCTCTGCCTCAATATCATCAAGGTTCGGTGATGAATCAAAGACCCACTGTATATGTGATATGTCCTGTAGGTTCTCATCATAAGCACCAGTATTGATGCTGATTTGATTCTCTACAGTTTCTTGGGTGTGACCTGCTAGATGTGCCGAAGCACGTAGCATCACAGTAGCGGCATCAGTATCAGCCGAGAAGAACAGAGTAGGCACCTTGGCCTTGATAGCATACACAAGAGCGAACATAGACTTTCCAGCGTTAGGTGCAGCGGCAACCATACACACTTGACCGCGCCGAAACTTTATGCCCTTTTTGTCTAGGTCTTTCCACACAGTCGGAAGTGGCTGCGCCAATGTATGTGCAGTCTTCCAAGCGCGGTCTAACCTAAGCACTTTCCTCCCGTCGTAAAACTATATTTCTCTGTCTTCTTATCCGTTTACGGTCGTACTCTGAAAGTCCACCCCAGATTCCGTAAATCTCATTGTTGATTCCGTACTCTGCACAGTCAACTTGATGCTCACAGTTGTTACAAATACTTCGAGCGTAAACGGCTTCTGGAGCTTTTCCAAGTCCTTGTTCAGGAAACCAGAAGTCGCCACCTGATTGAGCGCAGAGAGGATTCTCGTATTCACGAGGCTCTCGCATACATCTAGCGAACCCAGATAGTTGCACACTTGTCTACCGCACCTTTAGGTGCAGCACACATATAACCTTTCCAAGGACCCTTAGCACTTACGCCTTCTTTGTAAGCCATCGGTCCGTGTTTACAGACATTACCACCAGATTGTGGTGCAGGTGCAGATGCTACTGGCGCAGCACTACGTACGGGCGCAGCAGTTCCAGCGCCTCCAAATGATTGACTAACGCTTCCAATGAGGGCAGAAAAGTCTTGCGCTGCTGTAAGCAGAGCTTCTAATTCCTCCTTGTTAGTAGCATACAAATTGATAAGTGTTCCATCAGGTGCTTTGAAGTTTACTTGAAACTTCGTTGACTCTGGTGCAGCCATTATTTATCTCCAGTCTTTTTGACGGAAAGCCTTGCGCTTTCCTTTCCTTGTTTCATCGGCACAAAGCCCAGTGCTTTCTCCACTGCTTCCTTGTCGATGGTATTACTCTGAACAGTAGACCACTTGATCTCATATCCAGTAGTAGTAACTCCAGTTTTACCAAGCAACTTATCGCGTAGTGCTTGCTTCTTTTCTTCTAATGTTTTTATTTCGGTGTCTATCTGCGTGTAATGCAACGCATCCATCGCAGCCTCAAAGTCATCAAGCTGAGGTAACTCAGACTTGGTAAGTCCTTTTTTTATACCAACGCATCCCATCTCACCAGAGGCATCATAGAACTTGCAGTAGCTGGCACAGTAACTCTCGTGTCTTTCAGGCGCGGGAGCTTCCTGTGTAGTCCGAATAGCTTCTAGCCAATTCAGAGCCTCTAGTGCGATGGCCTCGTCATATGGTTCGGAGTGAACAAGGATATCCCGCTCATCACCGTCACGAGGTATGGCTACAAGATTCACGTTCTGGACCTTCCCCAAGCCAGACTTGTCAATCAGATAACCATAGACTTGTACTTGCCAGCGTTGCTGTTCTGACGGAAAGTAAGAAAGGTTTTTTACTTTCGTAGTCTTCCAGTCAACGACATCTCCTGTCCCAGGAATGAAGCAATCAACGTGTGCCTTCATACCGCCGTATTCGACAGTCTTCTCCAGAAGTACATCTTGATTGTTGGCAAGCGCATTCTCTATTGCAGCGTGAATGGCAGTCCCCATAATCGCTGCGAGTTTTATCTCGTTGTCATTGGTTTCAGGTTGATTATTCAACCGATACCACACCTTACGTCTACATCCACCTAGCTCTGATGGACCAATTTGAACCTGCGTGGACCTGCCGCGCTTGTTCTCTTTCTCGTGAAGAGCCTTTACAAGTAGTTCTTTTATATCCATATCAGGCCCCTGGGATGTATTCGCGTGTGAACCAACGAGTCAATGTTACATTGAAAAACAAAAAGTTCAACTGGAACACTTTTGCTCTCCTAATATTTATCGGATACATATAGATGACATAGTAATCAAAACCTAAAGCAAAGTTTTCTAAACTGTGTTTGTTCACGTGGACCGTGAACGACTTGAAATCTTTATACATCAGTACTCCCGTCTTTGAGTAACTAATTGAATCGGAGGACAGGTATTGATGTCAAGCATTGAGGCAATCTCAACAGAGCGTCGGGCGTGTCCCTCTACATTACCCACCGTGATGCGACCCACGCGATCATAAAGATAACCAAGAGCAAACTGCCCACCACTACCAAGTCCATAAATAGCGGAGTCCGATTGAATGAACGAGAGGTCTGTCGCAATATGGAAGAGGTTGCCATCAAACGAAACAAGGTAGTCGAACCCTGCATCTTTTTCTTTCGTCGCTTCATAGGGGTCATATCCGTTCTCTTTGAATGCCGTGAGTATCGACGGCATAACCTTGGTACCCATCCACTGAATCGGGTTAGCACCCTTGTACAGTGGCGGCTTCCAGTTGTACGTAAGGATGTCACCAGGTCTAGTGTCACCCGTAATGCCTAGCAGATACTTGCCAACGTGAATTATTTTCGGAGTGGAAGTACTAACAGTCCTGAGATTATCTTCAGTAATCTGACTATCAGCAGCTAAGACAACTTGTTCATCAAGTTGGATTCCTACCAGTGTTGTCATAGCGGAATGTTATCTCTTATCGGCGTGTCGTCGCGATAGCGACACACCAGTTCATTACAATATGAGCCGTCAGGCGAATTACAGTATGGCCCTCACGGGCCTGTGGAAGTGAGGACTGTGTTGTTCCGTCTACTTCGGCTGCTGAAATATAGCCAAGACATCCCACCAATTCAAGCCTCTGACCTCCGCGATGTAGGTCCAACCCATCAGTGTGTCTGTGGTTGTACAGTATTCAACACCTACGTACAGTTTGAAGATTATGAGATTGCTTGGTACGCCTTAGACGTACAATGTGCTAATTGTGGAAACCTACTCAAAGCTCCTTGCCCAGTAGATAGACCAGAATGAACATTCCCCTGACAGAAGAAGACTTGGTTATAGCCGAAGAACTGTCAGAGCGCACCTATCAGAAATACAAAAACTTCAACGGTCACTATCGCAACCTTAGATCATCACACTCTATCGGCAGGTACGGCGAGATTGCTGCCCATAAATACTTCAAGCAGTTGGGTATGGATACCAACCCGCACTTTCTCAATACTGAAGAAGATAACCTTTGTGACATTACCGCAGATGCTGTGCGCTGGGATGTCAAGACGTGGAACACTAAGTACTGGCAGGTCTGGGGTAGGGCTGTATCTAGCAAGCAACTACCATTCTTAGCTAAGAAAGCAGATGCCATTCTATGGACCTCTGTAGACCCGCTAGAGCCATCCTTTGTAACTGTCTATGGCTGGAACACTGTCAGTGACATAGGCTCTTATGAGCCTGCTTGGATGGGTCCTGAAGGTAACAAGGTACATAACCGCCAAGTCCCAATAAATGATGTTCGCCCACTTTCAGGCATAAAAAAAGAAGCCCCCATCCCGTAAGGGACAGGGGCCTTTCCTCGCAGCGTTCTCTAGAAACTACTTCTTGCTTCCACGACCAAACTCTGTGGCCTTTGGATCTAGCCACTTCAATGCTGGTCCGAGGAATCCAGCCAGTGCTGCTGTTCCAAGTTTCTTTAGGTCAGTTTCGCCGTCTATGTATAGACACGCTGCAGCAGCCGCCGCAGCACGGAACCAAGATGCTGCCATTGCCTTGAACTTCTTGTCTATTAGTTTCTCCATTAGTTGCCTTTCGTTTATTTGCCGTGAACCTTGCAGCAGGTACAGATAGGTGCCGAAATGACACCTTCTGCCACCTTCTTCTTTGGTTGAGGCTGGAGGGCAGCCTTCACCTGGTTCACAACTTTAGGTTGATTCATCCACCAAAACCAAGGACTAGTGTCATTAGCGCTATCAGGGTTGATAGAAATATGAAGATGCTTAGAGTGAGCGTTGCTACCACTGTAAGGCCTATTACCAGACTTAGCCTTGAGGCGTGACCAAATTTTTTTATTGAAGATGAGGTAAGCAACCCTTTCATCTTCCTTGAGTTTTTCAAATATCTCGGCACAGTCAATACCTGCCTTTGGGTCGTGGGTCAGGTCTACCGCTAGTCCAGTATTATGATCTGAGTTAGGGTTTTGAGATATGTGAGCCTTGCTTGGTAGCAGGCCATCCGATGCCTTGTTCCTCTTTGGTACAAGCGCAGTTGCCTGCCGTAGAACGGCAATAGCAGCAGGTGTTGCACGTTTTGCAACAGGTTTCACGGGTCATCTCCTCAATGCTTCTTTGACTAACTCGGTGAGCAAATCTACTTTTTCCTCTAGGACATTTACTTTGTCTTTCATTGACGACCCGCCATTGGGTTTGAGTTCCATAAGAAATGATTTGACTAACCATCGAAGTCCCATAAACAGGGTCGAGGCTATTCCTAGTATGGTGGCAATGAGCATTGCCCAGTCAGTAGGGGTCATTTACTGGCTCCTTATACGGATCTGATAGTGGCTAGAAGAACTCCTCCAAAACCAGAGAAGCGTTTGTCTGTCGGTGTTTTGTTGATGAAATCTAATTCCTCAATAAGACCAAGGAATGACTCTCCTGTACGGAAGTCTTCAATACGGATAGTGTCTCCGTTGTTTTCAATGTTCTCAAGAGCCTGCATACGCTGCCAAGCAGAACCTTCGTATCCAACTTCTACTCCGAACTTATCTGACTCGTGGTCATAGCAGAATAGTGGGTACTGAATGAGTCGCTGGCGTGGAATTGCAGGTAGTGACTTGACTTGATAACCAGTAAACAAAGGACCAAGGGTTACATCACTTGTTGATGGAGTCATTACAAACTTGAAAGCTAGATACTCTTGTGGAGTATTGGGATATGGAACTCCACCTTCTGTTACATCTGAGCCTTCTGGGTAGTTACCAATAGTGTATTCAGTGCTGTCTGAAGTTACTGACTTGACCACAAGACCACCATTTGTGGCTACAAATCGTGGGAATATAAGTTTGAAAATCTTTGGTTCTAGTGTGTTATAGCGGATATAACCTGTCTCAAGATATCCCTGCCATACCAAGTCTCCATCGGACTCAATATAAACAGAGCCATTAGTTCCATTGTAATTGGTAGTAAACGCAAGTCTGTCGGTTCCATTCAAGAAAGCACAAGCAGTTGTAACACGACCAGTGATGCGGTCATTCACAGTCTCTGGGAAGTAGTAAGTATCCCAAGCATAAGGAAATACCAATGGAGCAATCTGGGTACCAAGGTCAACACGAGTGGTGCCAGGAGCACCATCCACGTTGGTAGCACACCAAACAAACTTGTCACGAGCAGCGAAGTCATAGACTGGTTGCTCTGATTCAAAGACTAGCGGTCCATAGGCTAGGGATCCGTCATCTGATACGGCTGCCACGCGAAGACCTTTGGATGTACCGATGAGCATATAACCAAGGTAGTAATAGATACGGAAGATAAGTTCTCCGCTTGGCATCTCTGCTGCTGTAATAGCAGATGTCAGAGTTGGCATAGCGCCAGCGCTAGACAGTGTGAACTTCTGGATATTGGACTGGCTACCAGAGTATCCAGTTACATAAATAGCAGCACCAGATGAAGTAATGCTGGTATAGGTAAAGTCATTTACTGGGTGGGTATAAACAGCAGTAGGCAGAGCCGATGCTGTAGTTGAGATTTCATATACG